GACGACAGCGGCAAAGAGCTGAAGGAAGTCGCCCCGGCCGTGTCTGCCTGGGCGGCCCGCTGGCGTATTCGTCAGTTTCAGTTTATCGGCGGCGCGCCGGTAACGGTTTACCGTGAGTTGCGTCGCATGGCCGATCATGAAACCGCCGTCGGCCTCAGCGTCGAATTCGCTTCCGTGCACGATGCCGCCGACTGCGGGAAGTGGGCGGAGTACGTCAACGCCCAGGGCGGGCCGTTTGTCCGCCGCGATGATCTGGTCGTGCGCACCTACTACGAGCCGGCAGAAACACCGAACGATTTCGGCGAAGACGTGATCCGGATCCGTGGGGTGTTCTCTCCGCCGGTCGGCATCGACACGCCAATCATCACCCGCACGACAGAATGGAAGTTTGTGCCGGCGCGTGCCGTTGACCTGGCCGTTGACCTTAAGGGCGCGCCTGCGCCCTCTCGGAGTTCTGTCAATAACTGTACGGCATCGCTGGAAAGGTTAAAAACCAAACAGCTACTGGAGCCACCGCCACCACCTGAAAACCTCAATTTTGAGCAATTAACCGACAAAGAACGGCGGTTGTTGCTCCGGCGGATACGCAGCACACCACCAGAAAGAGTGAAAAACCCATACGCGGCAGTCGCCGAGGGCTTCGCCTTACCTGATGAGGGGGATTATCTGCCCCAAATCCGGGCAAAACAGCCAGATCCGGACAGCCTGGCACGCTGGCGCGAACAGATTCGCCAGGAACAGCAGCAGCGTGCGCTGGCGTATTTCTACCTGGGCGACATTCAGGATGCAGAAGCTGACAGACCGGCGGGCGCGAGCGAGGGGATCGGCACGCTACACCGGCCACTCAGTCCGCAGGAACGCCGGATAGAAAGCTTCGCTGAGTCGATAGGCTTCAGCCTGGACGACAACATTTTGAAGGCGGCGGCCAAAGGAGCAACGGTGATCGTTGATGGGAAGCGATATAGAGCGCGGGCTGACGGTTGCTTGTACCTACAACCGACGCCAGCGGCCACACCAAGCGTGCTGACTCGCCTTACTGCGCTATGGAAACAGCAGGTATCCGAGAAGGAAAGGCTTATCGGCAATCATTTGAGAAGAGAAGCGGTAAAACAAAAGGAATCGGAGGAATAGTATGACTACATCAGCAGAACGTAAACGCAGCCAGCGCCAACGCGACAAGGCCAACGGTATCACCACAATAACCCTGCGCGTCGATAGCCAGGAAATGGCGATGATCCTGGAAGGTTGCCGGCAGCGCCGGATCGCGAGGGAACCTTACGAGGTGACGGAATACCTGATCGGTCTCATACGGCAAGACAACAAGCTGTTGCATAAACAGCTGGCAGAGTTGCGTAAAAGTAGCTGCGGGAAATGCGGCGACACCTTGCCAGGTGAGCCAAACGGATGTTGCATGCAGGGTGATTCCCAGTGCTGGCAGACGACCGGCTACAGAAAGTTGATGTTGACAACACTATAGCACTATCAGCAGACATCATATTGCAACAGAGGAAAAATGAGTGTAAAAACTGAGATTTGAGGTATGGAACTATGCGCTATAATTAACCCCCTCATGTTAAAAAATATTATTATTAGGTTTGAAATGAATAGACAACTTATAGAAAAAATTAAAAATGAATGCCTTCGCATTGAAGAGGATGCGCTCTATTCGTCGAAGTCACATTATAATGCCTCTGTTCCATGGGATAAATGCAATTTAATAGTTGGCGTGGCTATAGCAATATTAGCTGCACTTACTGGATTAAGCGCTGTAAAAGATATGACAATAGTAACAATAGTTATATCCATAATACTGACGATTTTGACTGCAATAAATACTGCTTTGAACCCAAGCAAGAAGGCGAGTCAGTACAAATCTGCAGCAGGAGAATATAATAACCTTAAAAATAATGTACGAATATTTCGCGAGATCGAACTACATGAAACAAACTTGCCAGATAAAGAATTGAAAGAGAAAATACAAGTACTTTCTGATTATAGGAATCAGTTAAATATTACTTCACCAACGATCCCTCGCTGGGCTTATAAAATGACCCAATCTGACTTCAAAAATGATTTTGTTACTTACGACGTTGACAAGGAAAATAAATGAGCGTTCAATCATATTTAGATTCTATAGCTAGAAATGCGATTTTGAAAGATAGCTCGGTAACAACATCGATAGCTACATTAAAAGCAAGACTGAATTTATATTTTAATGCTACAGATGTGACTAATCATTTTACATTTGGTTCAAACACCAGATATACGATGCTGCCAAGAAAATACGATCCTCAGTCTGATGTTGACTACATGATTGTATTTAACAATACCGGCTACCAACCACAAACCTATCTCAATAAATTGAAAAACTTTGTTGAATATTATTATACATCATCAGAAATAAAGCAAAGCCACCCAACTATAAGGTTAAACCTTAATCATATTACTTTTGAATTAGTCCCAGCAATATATAACATATTTTATGGATATCAAATCCCCGCCCCTGCTGATAATTTCCAATCATGGATAAATACAGATCCTAATGCTTTTAATCTTAGCTTAACAGAAAAAAACAAGAATAATTACCACCTAATAAAACCATTAATAAGAATTTTAAAATACTGGAATGCTAATGCCGGATATGTTTTTGAGTCTTATGAATTAGAAAAAAACATCGTGAGCATGAACTTTTTCTTTTGTCATAACATAAAAGATTACTTTTACAGTGCGGTAGAATCAATTTATTGCTCCTATTTAGCACCACAATGGAAACAAAACGCCGTAAACAAGCTAAAGAATGTGGTAGCAGAAACGAAGTTGAACGAAGCTAATGGATGGAACTTCTTAGCTGAAGCAGAAATAAAAAAAATATTACCTGAAATTTGAAATATATAGAAATCTAAAACTATAAGCACAGATAAAAAAACTGTGCTTATTTATGTGCTGCATCTGTAGTTTATAAAGTTAGCGTAATTATACTCGTTTACACCAGCCGTATGAAAACACGAGAACACCGACAATAGCGTATTTTACTGTGCGTTTTCTCATATTTAACTTTACTCTCACACATTATGCCCCAAACTAAAATCTGTGGTAGTAGATAGTTGCGGTGAATTAATATTCAAAAAAGTGAATAACACCAGCCCGGCGACATAAAAACCCGCACATTACCGCCTCCACCAAAGCGCCTACACGCCACACAGCGAGGCGCTTTTTCTTTGCACCAACGATCGCACATCAAATCTGATCGCCTCGCAGCGATGCGCAGGTGAATGCGGTGCGGGGTTTGCGGCGGATAGGCAGGAAAAACGATCCCCATCGATCCCCTGTTCCGTGCCGTCCCCCCCGCCCCCACGCTGCATGCTTAACAATTCACTTTTTATGCAGTAGGAGAAGGCACTAAAGCCTTGACCGGTGCGGTTTTGAGGGGGTGATTAGGGATGCAGAGAACTATGCAGATTGTTGCACTTAGTATATGCGGCGTTTTTATGGCAAAGAATCACTTTCGATCTCTGCAAAAACCGCGTTTGCGGGTTGAGTGCCGACATTGAGCCTAGCGGGCGACTTGTTGTTATCCTGCCACGTCACATTTTAATTTTCAATAGCCGTGTGACGCGACATTTTAATGAAAAAAAACGCCTGTGACATGTCACAACAACACAAGACGACGCGACCAGCTATGAGTGAATAGGTATAACAATAAAAAACCGCCTTTCGGCGGTTAAAACTGAGGAGTATCAGGCAATATTAAATTATTCAAGGCCGCTAATTTAAATTGCGCACACTAAATAATCAATACTTTAGAACTCTTCTTCGTAACTAGAAGTCCATTCACCCGGTTCTTCTGGTTCTGAATATGAAAGTGGTAATATCAGCTCAGGAAACAGCTTCCTTTTTGTGCTTGGCTTTATATATACCTGTGGAATCATCGAAAGAAACTTTTGGGTAGTATAAATGGTCTCGTAATGTGCAGATCCTTCACCATCATCATACCAAGAACCCGTATCAACCACTGCAGTACTAATCAATGGTGATATTTCCTCAAAATTATCAGTACGGATAGAAACAGCGAATTTGAATGGATATGAATCTTCTTGTGAAAAGTAATCCTCTCCTCGCCCATATTGTCTCGTAATCTCAACCGTACCTCGTACTAAAAGATAGATATAGTTTTCTTCGAGGCTAAGCAGCTCCGTTGCTCCTACATTGCACCATTCAACAATTGTCTGTGATGATAATATGTCCAATTCATTCGGTATGTTGTTTCTCGTGATCTCATTGACTTCAGCCTGTACTTCTTCGATTACTGAATCAGTAATTACACGTTCAAGCTCATCGAAATCATCAAAAATTTTATTACACAACTGAAAGAGTAGCTTAGCTTTTTCAAAAAAATCTTTCGGATTGTGGTCAAAAGATTTTTCACTTATGTGTGTATAATTATTTAACGATGCATAGTTTTTATTAAACCAAGCTATTCCATCATCTAAAACCTTAAGAGCCTCCTGATCTAGAAGGCTATCAGGTATATGCTTCTGGGCAATATACTTGGCCTGCTGCCTACGAGTGATCGTGGCATTGTTGTTGTTTGTAGTAAACCACGGAGCCTTCTTAACTCGGTCATCAGGTGCCAGCCGCTTTAGCACATGATTTATTAGTTCACGTATTGCATACGCAAAGTTGTTAAAACGTAAAGGATTACCGTGAGAGCAATAGTTACGAAGACAAGCCTGAAAAAGCTCATGTTCAAATTCCGTTTCTAAATGCTCCTGAAAATCCTTAATAAAATCCATCTTTAGCATTCGTTTTAGTTTCATATTATCTCCTTATAAGCAATACATCTGAAATAAAAATAACCACAACCTAAATAGTTACAATTTGAATACTTTAAACTTTCAACAAAAGCTAAGCCTCATACAAAACAAGTTAAAAAAAACAAAACCACCTAATACTGTAACAAATTAGCCATAATATAACACCCATCAATTATCTTTTGTTTACATGTAATGAGAAATCCTGCGTAAAAATAGTCTAATAACTTATAAGTCCTGTCTTAACAGTTCATAAGATTTAAAACTGATCACCTCCTCCCCTACCCAGTCGTTTAGCTCGCAAAGGCGCTCCTGCAACGGGGCCAGCTCATTAATCGCAAATACCCGCGCGGCCTTTTCTACATCACCGAATCCGCCGGTATTATTCGGCAAAATCCCCATCAACTGCGGCGGCGTGCGCTGGGAAGCCAGTTGGTCATCGCGCGTCACGTTCTTGATGTTCAAAAACTCATCTTTCGCCGCCACCTCAGCCAGCGGGATCAACTGCAAGCCGTCCGGCTTACCGCCCGGCGCATACATGAACAGATTGCGGAAATTGCCCGGCCCTTTCGATTCCTTCAGCGCTTTGCGCAGGTTGTCGATATCCTCCTGTTTGTGCGCGGCATCGTTCATATACAGGATAAAGCCGGCATGGCTGCCGTTGAGGTAGTATTTCCGGCGAAACAGCGTTGCAGCCTCGTTCAGCCAAATGGAGTTAAGCGAGGAAAGATACTCGGGAACGCCGTAGATCTCCTGATTAATGTCAGGGTCAAGCAGGTGGAAAATGGTGCCATCTTCAAACTGATGCGGCTCCGCCCACGATTGCACGAACCAATAAGAATCAGTATTGACGCCACGGCGGGTATATTTCGCCAGGCTGGGAACCAGCTTCATTATCCCGCCGAGGCGGTTGTAACGCGACTCCATAAAGCTGTTGCCGAACACCATGAAATCCTGCGCATAGCGGCTGAAATCCTGCTTTGACAGCAGCCGGTGGGGCTTGAACATGCTCACTAAGATGTTGCGCTTCATCGTGATCGGTGAGCTGTGATGAACCGCCGCGCGGAACGTCTTCGCCAGGCCGTTGAACGAGATAGGCGGTTCATACCAGCGATCGACGACGCAGCACTCCAGATAATCCAGAATTTCGCGCCGATCCAGCATCGGGATCGGGTCGCCGAAGGTGAACGCCTCGACGTGTTGCGCGCCAGTCTGTTTTTGTGTCGTCGGCTGGGCGTGCTTGCGGCCCCGGTTGCGCTTGCTCATTTAGTAGATCTCCATAAAACCTGTATTGCTACCGGTTGCCCCTTCGAGCGGTTCATTGAATAAGGCGTGCATGACGGCCCAGGCCACATCGCCGTGGCTGACGCCTTCGGCGCGGCTGGTGACATAAGTTGCCCGGCGGCCGGTAGCCGTCATTTGCTTGCGGATGGACATAAACGCCTGGGCGATATCCAGCGCGCCGGCATCAAACTCCAGGCGGCCGGAGCGGATCACGTCGCGGGCCTTCAGCACGAGGTCAGTTTTCATTTCCAGGCTGTAGTTGATGGCGTTCACCGCCGGGAAGAATTGGCGCACAAGTTGCGACACCGCGCGGCCCAGGCCGGTGTTGTCGATACCGATATAGCTCACGTTGTAACGTTCGGTCAGCGCCTTGATGTTGCGGGCCTGCGCCGCAAAATCCATCCCGCGCCACTGATGGCGCTCCAGCACCCGGAATTTTCCGCCGGCAACCAGCGGCGGCAGGATGACCGCACACCCGGCGCTGTCGCCATCCTCAGAACTGGCAGGGTCATAACCGATCCAGACTTCCCGCGACGCTACCGGGCGCAACGCAAACGGCTTAACGTCCGTCCAGTGCTCCCAGCTGTCCACCATGCAGCGCTGCATTTCACCCATCGGGAATACAGACGATGTATCGTCGATGAAGTTACACATGAACAGGTTGTCAAAATCTTCATCGCTGTTTTCCTCCCGCAGCTCGTCGAGGTCGAACAGGTCGCAGCCGCCGCGCAACGCATCTTCAATGGTGACAATCTGGCGGAATTGCTTGTCCTCGCAGAGCACGCCGCCGGCCAGGCGTTTATAGCTAACGTCAATTTCACGGCGACGGTCCTTGGATTTCCCCTTGTTGAACAGCGTGCCATTCCAGAAGGAATAGGCCTCATGCGTCATGCTCGACGGGGTGGAAAAGTAGGTCGAACGGTAGCGGGTTTGCGACGCCATACCCGATGCGGCACGGCGCAGTTTCTTGAAGCCGGGGATCCAGAAATATTCATCCAGATACAGATTGCCGGGCCGGCCCTGGGCGGTGTTGGAGTTGGTGCCGAGGAAATGCAATTCCGCCGCATTCGGCAGGATGATGGTTTCCCCGCGCAGCTCCACATCGACCTCTTGCGCAAAGGCGGTGATGTAGTTTTTGAACTGGTGCGCCTGCGCCTTGGATGCGGAAACAAACATCTGATTGCGCCCCGTGTCCAGGGCGTCGATCAGGGCTTCGCGTGCAAAATAGTACGTCGCGCCGATCTGGCGCGATTTCAGGATGTTGCGGATACGAAAATCTTTTGACAGCCCCGCCTCATACCAGCGCCGCTGATATGCAAACATCTGTTCGAGAAAGATTTCTTTCAGCCGGGCATGCTGTTCGTCGGTGAAAACGTTCTTTTGCGTGCGCCGGCGCGGCCCGGCGTTTCGGCTCTCGATGTTGGGATTGAGATCGGCCTCATTGCCGCCGCCGTTGTATTTGCCGATGCGCGCGTGCCGTTCCGCCTGACGCGCCAGCAGGTCAATTTCCTTGAGGTCGCGCCCTTCTTTCTCCGGCTTCAGTATCAGCTGGCAATAGCGTGCGGCGGTGGTGATCTGCATCTGATCGAGCGGGCCGTAATCGTCCCACTTGTCGCGGCGTTTCCAACTGTGTACCGTGACGGGATTCTCCCCGATCATTTCTGCGATGCGAGTGACCCGAAGCCCCTGCCAATACAGGTACATGGCCTGACGGCGGGGATCCAGATCGGTGCTGATAGTAATGGCACTCATGATTTATCGGCCTGAATTTCAACGTTTCAATACCGAAAGGCTACCTACGCGCCACAACCAACACCCCTAAAGCGCCTTGTGTCATCGACCACACAAAGCCGCCGCGTTGTCCCACCATCCAGCCCCAGCCAACATAGGCCAAACACGGCCAATCCCGGCCCATCTGCTGACTGATCGGGGCTTACCCATGCCAATATCAAAATTTTTCCGCGTCGCCGTTGAAGGCGCGACCAGTGACGGCCGCAAAATCGAACGCCGGCACATCGAAGAAATGGCGGAAACGTTCTCGCCTGCATTCCGCCCGGCGCGCGCCAACCTTGAGCACTACCTGAGCATTTTCCCGGACAGTGCCTTTAAAGCCCAGGGCGATGTCGTCGCGTTGAAGACGCAGGAAATCACCTCCGGCCAACTGAAAGGAAAGCTGGCTCTGCTGGCTCAGGTCGATGCGACGGATGGACTGGTAAAGCTGCACAACGACCGGCAAAAAATTTACACCAGTATCGAGTATTACCCGCAATTTGCCGACACCGGCAAAGCCTACCTGACCGGGCTGGCGTTTACCGACAATCCGGCGTCGCTGGGTAGTGAAGCCATGAAATTCACCGCCAACAACCTGGCCGAAACCAGCGGATTGCACTTCGGGGCGATGGAAGAAACCGTGATGGAATTTGACGTGCCAGAAACCGACAAACCGAACCTTCTGACCCAAATCAAGACCATGTTCAGCAAAAAACAGCACTCCGATGACGGCCGTTTTTCCGACGTTCATCAGGCGGTGGAGTTTGTCGCAGAACGCCAGCAAGGGCTTGAAACCAAAATCGAAGCATTTTCCGGCCTGAAAACCACCGTCGAATCGCTGGAAAGCCAGCTGAAAGACGCGAAAACCGAGCTTTCCGAGCTGAAAACCACCCTCAGCACTTCTGACCGTTCTACCCATCGCCGCGACCTGTCTACCGGCAGTGGCGATAGCGTCTTAACCGACTGCTGACGGACTAACGGCGAAAACAGGCACCGCATCGACATAAACGACCGGAACAAGGAACAATCAATGAAACCGAATACCCGCAAGCAATATAAAATGCTGCTTAGCCAGGTCGCGAACCTGAACCACATCGAACCTGAAGACGTAGCCGCAAAATTCACCGTTGATCCGACGGTAACGCAGCGTCTGGAAGACAAGATTCAGGAAAGCAGCAGCTTTCTGAAACAGATCAACATCATTCCCGTTGACGAACAGAGCGGCTCTAAAGTCGGTCTGGGCATTGACCGCCCCATCGCCAGTACGACCAATACCGACGACAAAGAACGTGAACCGATGGATCCAAGCAGCCTGGATGAAGTGGGCTATGTGTGCACCCAGACCAACTTTGACACCGCGCTGAAATATTCCAAGCTGGACGCCTGGGCCAAGTTCAAAGACTTCCAGATCCGTATTCGCAACCAGATCGTGAAGCGCCAAGGCCTCGATCGCATCATGATCGGCTGGAACGGCATCAGCCGGGCTAAAACCTCGGATATCACCGTCAATAAGCTGTTGCAGGACGTTAACATCGGCTGGTTGCAGAAAGTTCGCAAAGGTGCGCCAGAGCAGGTGATGGATAAGGTGCTGGGCGAGGACGGCAGCGTTGTGTCGGAAAAAATCCGCATCGGTATCGATGGCGACTATCACAACCTGGATGCGCTGGTGATGGATGCCGTCAACGAGCTGATCGCGCCCTGGTTCCAGGACGACACCGAGCTGGTCGCCGTTGTCGGCCGCTCCCTGTTGGCGGACAAATATTTCCCGCTCGTCAACCAGGAACAGCCGAACACTGAAGCCCTGGCCGCCGATATCATCATCAGCCAGAAGCGGCTGGGCGGCTTGCAGGCGGTGCGTGTTCCGTCCTTCCCTGACAACACCATTTTCATCACCCGACTGGATAACCTGTCGATCTACTGGCAAGACGGCACGCGCCGCCGCCATATCATCGACAACCCGAAACGCGACCGCATCGAAAACTACGAGTCCGTCAACGAAGCCTATGTCGTTGAAGACTACGAGGGCGTGGCGCTGATCGAAAATATCCAGATCCTGAAAGCGAAAGCCCCAGCGCCAGCCGGCCAGCAGCCAGTGCAGCAACCAACGGAAAATCCGGAGGGCTAATCCATGAGCAGCCCGGCACGCAGACACAAGCACTACATTGCCGCGCAGCAGTCCGCCTCACTGGATGAGGCGGCCAGCCTGAGCCATCTGGGCAACTACGACCTGCTGCTGTTCAAGATGCAGCAGGATCTGGCGCGGCTGAGCGGCGTCGAGTCCCACGAAACCAAAGCCGAGTTGAAGCGCGGCATGCTGCCTACTTACATGCCGTGGGTAGCCGGTGTGCTGCAAAGCGACGCAGGCCGGCAGGATGCGATCCTGATGCGCGTGCTGGTCTGGTTTCTGGATATTGGCAACCTGGAATATGCCCTTGATATCGGTGAGTACGCCATTCGGCACGATCTGGTTGCGCCCGACGGTTTCGACCGCTCGACCAGTTGCCTGCTCGCTGAAGAGATCGCAGCCGCTGCACAGCGCGATCTTTCCGCCGGCCGGCCACTGAACACGGCGCAGCTGCAACGCGCGCATCAACTGCTGGCAAATCAGGACATGCCCGATCGGGTGAAAGCCCGTCTGTTCAAGTTTGTTGGCTATGCATTGCGACAGGACGGCGACGCCGTGCTGGCACTGGACGTGCTGAAAAAAGCCCTGCTGAAAGATGAAAACTCCGGCGTAAAAACGGATATCAAGCAGCTGGAAAAAGTCATTCAGGCAGGAAGTTAACCGAATCGCCCCCGGCGAGGGCGGCACGGGAGCCGCGACAGGTTTAAACCACATCAACGCTCCCGTCCACCGCCCACCTACAGGAAAACGTATGGTCAGCATCGCAATAGAACCCGCACCCGGCGACAAGAAGCCCAGCAACGCGCTGGAAATCGACATCGCCAAGCAGCCGACGCCGCCGGCCAGCACCGTCATCAAAAATACGGACTTTTGGCCGGATATCGACCTGAAACAGTACCGCGAAGACATGCGGCAGGACGGCACCATCACCCAGCCGCGTCTGCTTGAGGCGGCGCGGAACGCCATCAACGAAGTCAACGATCGGCTGGCAGGCTGGCGCAAGCAGCAACAGCGCGCGGGCTACAGCGAACTGGAACAGGTTCCCGCCGATCACCTGGACGACGAGAGCACCCGCGTGCAGCTTTATCGCCGCGCCGTGTTTTGTCTGACTCAGGCCAGCGTTACCGAGCGTTTTCGCAGTTTCGACGCCACGGCATCCGGTTCAAAGCGCGCCGACGCTATCGAACCGTCGATCGATGATCTCCGCCGCGATGCAGATTGGGCCATCAATGACCTGCAATCGCTGCCGCGCATGACGGTAGAGCTGATCTGATGCAGGTCTATGCGCACCAGGGTGACACCGTTGATGCGCTGTGCCAGCGCTACTACGGCAAGACGCAGGACGTGACCGAGCAAGTATTGCTGAATAATCCAGGTCTGGCAGACCAGGGGCCGATATTGCCGCACGGCTACCCGGTCGACATGCCGGACATTGTTCAATCCGAATCGGTTCAGACCCTGCAACTGTGGGATTAATCCCAGCGCGCGGGAGGTGGAGAATGAAACTCATGACTGAAAAGATTGCCGCCGGTATTAACTATTGCATTGCCGGCGGCTTATGCACTGGCGGGCTGATCGACTGGTTTCGCCACGTTGACTGGAATCAGGTAGCCGTGATCGGCGGTTTTCTTTTGGGCCTGATCACCTATCTCACACAGACCTATTTCGACTGGCGGCGCACGCGGGCCTATGAGAAAGGCGTCAGCGCCGGGATCATTACCGAGCCGCCGGCGAAACGCGGGATTTTCAATAAGGAAGCCGAATAATGTCACCTGCCCTGCGGAAAAAGTTGTTCGGTGCGGCCGGCACTGGCGCGCTGGCGATCGCCACGTTGATGATCCCAGAGCTTGAGGGCGTCAGATTTGAACCATATCGCGACGTGGCCGGCGTGCTGACCGTATGTTACGGCCACACCGGGGCCGATATTGTGCCGGGCAAGCGCTACACCCAGGCGGAATGCAAGGCGATTCTGGACAAAGACCTGATCCCATTTGCGCGATCGGTCAATCGTTCGGTAAAAGTGCCGGCGACGGAGTACCAGAAAGCCGCCCTAATCAGTTTCAGCTATAACGTGGGCGTCAGCGCCTTTGAGCGCTCGTCCCTGCTGCGCAAGCTGAACGCCGGCGACTATGACGGCGCATGCGACGGCCTGCGCCAGTGGATTTATGCCGGCGGTAAGCCGTGGAAAGGTTTAATGAATCGCCGCGATATTGAACACGAGGTCTGCACCTGGGGGCAGAAATGACCCGCCTGGCCGCCGGCGTCACGCTGATCGCGCTTTGTGTGCTGGCGTTTCTGGTTTACAGCAATCAGGGGCTGCGCCAGGAACGCGAAACGTTGCAACGCGACAACAAGAGACTGGCCGGCCAGATCGAGTGGCAGAATAAAACCCAAATAGCCGTCGCCACTATCGACGAAAACCGAAGCCGAGAGCTGACCGATGCAAAAAATAAAATTGATGATCTGCAACGCGATGTTGATGCTGGCCGCCGCCGGCTGCGCCTCAACGCCTCATGCCCGACCTCCGGCACCGCCGGCATGGTTGATGCAACCGCCGCCCGACTTACTGACGCCGCTCAACGGGATTATTTCACCCTCAGAAAGCGAATAGAAACCGCCAATAGCCAGATCGCCGGGCTGCAAGACTACATTCGCGACGTCTGCCTGACGCAACCGTAGGAGCTGCCATGTTAAAACCCGACTCCCTGCGCGCCGCCCTGGGCGACGCCGTCAATCACATCAGAGAAAACCCTGATTTCCTGCATATTTTTATTGATAAAGGCACGATTTACAGCACCTTCGCCCCGTCGCTGTCGTTTGAGTATCAATACACCCTCAACATGATCGTGACCAACTACGCCGACGACGCCAATCTGTTGATCGTCCCTATTCTGCATTGGCTGCGCACCAATCAGCCGGACATTATGGCGAACCCGGACAAGCGCGGCGACGGCTTCACCTTCGAGGCGGATTTCTTGAATAACGGGGTGAGGGATATCAGCATTGATCTGAAACTGACGGAGCGCGTGATCGTCAAAGAGGAGAACGGCAAGCTGCACGTCAGTCACGTCGAGGAGCCGCCACCGCCGCCGAACAACGTCACCGAGTTTGAAATCTGGATGCAGGGCCGGAAGGTGGCAGCATGGGCCGCTTAGACGATTTCCAGACGCTGGACGATACCCTTTCTGTCTTGCTCCAACAGCTTTCCCCGCAGTCGCGGCGCGTATTCACCCGCCAGGTGGCGAAAGAATTGCGCCAGCGCCAGCAAAAGCATATTCAAGAGCAAAAAAACCCGGACGGTTCCCTCTACGTTCCGCGTAAGAACAAGCGCCGGGACAAACAGGGCCGCATCCGTCGCAAGATGTTCACGCGCCTGCGCACCGCGCGCTTTATGAAAACGGAATCCGGCCCCGATGAAGCCGCCGTCACCTTCGCCGCCGGCGTGACGAATTTGTCCGCCGTCCACCATTACGGCCTGCGTGATAAAGTCAGCCGGAACGGCCCGACAGTGCGTTATGAGCGCCGGCAACTGCTCGGCTTTACTGACGACGATATCGAATGGATCAAGGATCTGGCCCTGACCCACATCGCCAAATAACTACATCCCCGCCGCCTTGTGCCAGCGATGGCACAAGGCGCATCGCATGCCCCCCGCGCCCGCACGCGTCACACTGGCGGTATGAATGCAATCCTGACTGAACTACGCCGCCGCTTGGCTAACATCGTGCGCATCGGCACCGTGTCCGACGTGGATACGGCGAAAGGCCTTTGCCGCGTATTAACCGGCGCGAATGAAACCGACTGGCTGAACTGGCTAACGCTGCGCGCCGGCCGGGTGCGCTTTTGGTCGGCCCCGTCGGTAGGCGAACAGGTGATCGTGTTGAGCATTTTCGGTGAGCTGACTACCGGCTTTGTGCTGCCGGCTGTGTTCTCCGATCAGCACCCTGCGCCATCCGCTTCACCTGACGCCGTCCGCATTGATTTTCCCGACGGTGCGGTCATTGAGTACGAGCCGGAAAACAGCACGCTAACGGCGCGCGGCATGAAATACGCCGATATCCAGGCCGCTGAGAAAATCAGCGCCACGTCAAACGTCGTCGTCGTTACCGCCGGCCAGACGATCACGCTGGATGCGCCCGTCGTGGAATGCACCAACAAGCTGATCGCCGGATCGCTGCTGCTGAAGTTCGGCGGCGAGATGTACGGCAACATCACCCACACCGGCGGAGGCTTTAACTCCAACGGCGTGATCGTCCATCTGCATTATCACGGCAACGTGCAGAACGGCGGCGGCAACACCGGGGGGCCAACATCATGATGTATCTCGGCATGAACCGTAACAGCGGCGAGTCTATCAGCGAGATCGACCACATCCGCCAGTCTGTCAGCGACATTTTGATCACCCCCGTCGGTAGCCGCGTCATGCGTCGCAAATACGGCTCGCAGCTGTCGGCCCTGATCGACCAGCCGCAAAATCCGGCGCTCAAGCTTCAGATGATGGCCGCTGTTTATGGTGCGGTGCTGCGCTGGGAAGACCGCATATCCCTGACCGCCGTCAACATCACATCGAACATGGACGGGGAAATGGTTGTTGACCTGGTCGGCAACCGAACCGATACCGCCGGCCGCGTTCAATTTTCATTACCGATCAGGGGGCAATAATGGCGACGATTGACCTGAGTCAGCTACCCCGCCCCAATGTCATTGAAGAACTGGACTATGAAACGCTCTTTGATGCGCGTAAAGAGCGATTGATCAGCCTGTACCCGGAGGAAGAACGGGAAGCAGTGCGCCGCACGCTGGGCTATGAGTCCGAGCCGATCGTCAAAGTCCTGCAAGAATCCGCCTACCGTGAAGTGTTGTTGCGCCAGCGCGTCAATGAGGCGGCGCAGGCCGTAATGGTGGCCTACGCCATGAGCAGCGACCTCGACCAACTGGCCGCAAACAACGACGTGAAGCGATTGGTGATCGATCAGGGTGATCCGGGTGCTGTCCCACCCGTACCGCCGACGATGGAAAGCGATGCCGACCTGCGCCAGCGCGTCCCCGCCGCCTTCGAAGGTATGAGCGTCGCCGGCCCGACCGGGGCCTATGAATTTCATGCGCAGAGCGCTGACGGCAAAGTCGCCGACGCCTCGGCGATCAGCCCTGCGCCGGCAGAAGTCACCATCAGCGTGCTATCCCGCGACGGCGACGGCACAGCATCGCCGGAACTGCTCGCCGCCGTCAGCGCCGCGCTGAATGACGAGGAAGTCCGCCCGGTGGCCGACCGCCTGACCGTGCAGTCTGCAAAAATTGTTAACTATCAAATTGATGCCACGCTCTACGTTTACCCCGGCCCGGCGATTGAGCCGATCATGGCCGATGCCGAACTGCGTCTAAAAAACTACATCAACGAGCAGCGCCGGCTGGGCCGCGATATTCGGCTATCAGCCATCTATGCCGCCCTGCATACCCAGGGCGTGCAGCGCGTTGAACTGGCCGCGCCGCTCGCTGACGTGGTGCTAGATCGTACTCAGGCCGCCAACTGCACCGATTACCACATCAGAATCGGCGGTTCAGATGAATAGCCTGTTGCCGCCTGGTTCATCGCAGCTTGAGCGGCGAGCAACGGAGGCGTGCGCGGGCATCAGCGATCTGAACGTCCCGCTGCGTGATCTGTGGAACCCGGCGCGCTGCCCGGTAAAGTTTTTGCCCTATCTGGCCTGGGCATTTTCGGTAGACCGCTGGGACGAGAAATGGACGGCGGCAGAGAAGCGCAAGGCCGTGACGGATGCCTTTTACATACATCGCCGAAAGGGAACGGTTGCCGCCATCCGGCGTGTCATTGAGGCAATGGGCTATTCAATGTCGATCGCCGAGTGGTGGGAAATCGCCGACCCGCGCGGCACGTTCCGTCTCACCATCGACGTGAACGACGTCGGGATCACTGACGAAATCGTCCGTGAGCTTGAGCGTTTGATCGGTGACGCAAAACCAGTCAGCAGGCATATCAACGGGATCAACATCCAGACGAGAACATCAGGCCACATTTTTTCAGCCGCCTGTGGATACATGGGCGAAATACTGACCGTGTACCCAGCAGGCTATCGCCCAAATCCCGTCAGCCGATATGACGGCACGCTGAGTTACAACGGGCAAGTTTCTTTCACCGGGGAGCAGTATGACCAAAATCAATGAGCAATCACTCTGGGTGTCGGATATCTACCAGATTGACAGGGCCGACACTGTCGAAGGCGGGGAAAGCGGCGTCGCCAATATCCAGGCCCGGCAGCTTGCCGACCGCACCACCTTCTTACGTAACCAGGCTGACGCGCTGGCCGGCATGGCATTACTCGGCGAGGGGCCGTACACCAGCGCAGCCCAGGCGCAGGCCGATATTGCCGCCGGCCGTATTCCGTTAGGGACAAAATTTGGTGTCCGTTCGACGGTTTCCGGTCAGTGGGTGCAGGAATATCAAAACGTCGACGGCGTGGCGACGCCAACGGGTGAATGGCTGCCCAGCGGCAAAGGGCTGACGGATGCCGTCGACAGTATCAAGCGCAAGGTGCGTAACGTACCCTCCCGGCTGGCCGGGCTGCCGCCAGAGTTTACGGCCGGTGTTCGGGCGCCGTCCGGGCGCGTCGCGCCATTCCTCGACAAAAAAGGCCGTTTGTGCTGGATTGACGGCCGCCGGCGTGGGCGCACACAGCTGGCCGCCGCCGAATCAGAGTTGCCGGCGCGCTTCATGTATAAGTCGCTGCCGGTCGCGCTGCCGGATGGCGCGGTCTGCACACGCATCTATCTGAACAAAAAGCGCCAGATCACCGAGGCGTACACGCAGGACGGCGCGCACTATATCGCCACCGAAAAGGGGCTGCGGCGCATCGCCGGCGATACGCAGGCACCGGCAAAGAACATCAACTACAGCAGCTCGTCCGCCGGCGGCGTGTGCGGTATCACCCGCACGCGGCTATCTGTCGATCCTGATCCTAACATTTGCTACATCATCGTTATCTGGGGGCAGAGCCTGGCGCAGGGCTGGAACACAATGAACGGCGATGTTTTGATCGCCACCGACCCGCTCTATCCGGATCAATGCTGGATGTTCAAGTCCAGCCGTGGCGCGGGCAAAGAGAACCCTAACCGCAGTATTACACCGATCAGCGAGCTGGAACCGCTGCGGGAAACCATTAACGGCGGATGGAAAGAGACGGCAGCAAGCAGCATGGCCGCCCACGTAGTCAGCGAAGTGGAAAAACAGACCGGCCACCGTATCCGCACGCTGTCATTCATTGCGGCAGAAGGCGGCAAACCGTACATGGAACTGACCAAGGGCACGCAGACCTGGCAGGCGCTGATCCAGGGGCTGATCGATGCGCGGGATATTTGCGACCGGAACGGCTGGAAACCGGTATTCCTGGCCGTCGACGTGATGGCCGGTGAGTCTGACAGCGATCAGGTGACGTTTATGACGACCGAGCGCTACAGCCGACAGTTGCAGCAGTTTGATGGCAATATCCAGGCCGAGGCGCGCCGCATTTTCAATCAGTCGGCCAATGTGCCGATCATCATCTCGCAAAGCGCATTCACACCGACCTCGCGCAAAATCTGGGATCAGCCGGTACGCCAGGCACAATTTGATGTTGATGGGATCGGTAATCTGCGCCTGGCCGGGCCGGTTTACCCTCACCCGTCCGGTGACACCATCCACATCAACTCGCTCGGCCAGAACCGACGCGGCCAGGCTGTGGCGCGCGCCATTGTGTGGGAGTGTTTCGGCACCGGCTGGCGCACCGTTCGCCCAACCGGCTACGTCTGGAAGTCCGACACCGTATTTCAGTTAACGCATGAAGTCCCACGGCCACCGCTGGTGATTGACAGGACGGACGAGGTGATCAAGACAGCCGGACTGGGTGCCGGCATGGGCTATGTTTTTGACGACTTCACCGACAGCCCGCCGACCATCACCAGCGTGAAAGTGGTATCCAACACGCTGATTGAAATTGAGCTATCCAAGCCCCCTGCCGGCCCATCGTGCCGCCTGGGGTACGCCATCAAGCGCAATGACGATAACACGTCAAATCAGGACGGGCCGATCATCGGCGCGCGCGGGGTGCTGTGTGACAGCACAGCGCACATTTCGCTTTACGAAAACAAGGCGCACCCGAACTGGTGCCCGGCTTACATCATGAACATGACGAGGTAGAAAAATGCTGGTATTTGAAGGGCAAGACGAATTTGAAAACGGCTATCTGCCATCGTATGACCTGACAGAACAGGAAGAAAACATTCTGTACATGGATCCGTCGCTGTGGATCGAATCGACCAGCGGCGTGAATGTCAGCGGGACAAATGTCACGTCAATTGATGACCGTTCCGGCAATACATCATGGCTACCGCTGAATCCCAGCGTATTCCCGCGTGTGATCAACTCGGAAAAAGGCATTCCGGTGCTCAATTTCGGGCTGGGCCGTGGCCCGTCAGCACCCGGCGCGGTGCTGGCGGCCGGTGAATACGAAGCCATCCCGCAGCATGGCGTTTTTGTGCTGGCAATGGTTTACCGTATCCCGTTGCGCTTGCAAGGGGGATATCAGGGCACCGGAGGTAATATCCTCGGCAACAACGACACATCGCCCAATCTGATGGCCCTGCGCTTTCGCGATGATGCGTACACCGGCACAGCGCTGTGGATGAACCACGGCACTAACTCACCGGTGACGGACAACAACTACCCGCTAAATACGACGTTTGTCGATGATGGGATTTGGCACACGGCCTACATCGAGATCACGCCAGAGCATCACCTGATTGAGATCGACGGCGTATTGCGACAGAAAAAAGCGGTTCCCGCCATTCCGTTCAACACGCCAGCATCACGGCAGCTGATTATCGGCGGTGCCGGTAGTCCATTCAGAAACGGTTTCTTTGGCGATCTCGCTATGATGCTGATCGTGCCGGGGCTGGCGAGTCTGGACGAGCGCGCAATCATCTATGACCGCCTGAACGCCGTCAAAGCGAAGCTGTAAAGGGGGACGTATGCCGATCTACAGCAGCCAATTAACCGCCGCCGGCGAACGGAAGATCGCCGAGGCCATCGCCAACGGCACACGGCTGAACATCACGCACATGACCGTCACCGATGGCGAAACCGAAATGTACCGCGCCGAGGTTAACACGCTGTCCGTGGTGGAAGATGGCGTGCTGTTCGTGGAAATGGTGATCCCTGAAAACGTCGGCGGATTCTGGATCCACGGAACGGCGATTTATGACGACACCGGCGAGCGCATCGCCGATGGCAGTCTGCCGGCAACCTACAAACCGATGCTGGAGGAAGGCTCCGGGCGGATTTCCACGGTGCGCATGCTGCTGCGCGTCAGCAGCACCGAGGCCGTGACGCTGAAGGTGGATCCGTCCGTGGTGCTGGCAACCGTCGAATATGTGAATAACCAGGTGAGGCAGGCCGTACAGCGTGCAAACGACGCCTACGAGCTGGCGCGCCAGAAGGTCACGTTTGATGAAATGTATCCCATCGGCGACGTGAAATTTTTCGCGACGTTCCTCAACCCTAACAAGCAGTGGCCAGGAACGCTTTGGTATTACACCGGCGAAAATAAGTCTATCCGAATCGCTAAAGAAGACGGCTCCGATGTGATGGGAACGGGCGGCGCAGATACGGCGACACTGAGTGTCGAGAATATGCCGAAGCACAACCACGGCGTCAGCGGCCAGGTTGGCGAGTTCGACCACGGCACCAAATGGGCGTCGGAATTTGACCACGGTACGAAATGGACGTCAGAAGGCGGCGATCACGCGCATCAGGGCGGCATGGTGGCCCCGGGTGAGGCGTGGGATGGCGATTACGTCGTCGGTTCGGACAATGACAGCCACCGCACCCGGAACTGGACAAGTCAGAACGGCAAGCACAGTCACACCGTCGATATTGGCAAGCACAATCACACGGTAAACATTGGTAAGCACAGCCACAGCCTCGAAATAACATCTGCCGAGGTCGGCGGCGGCCAGGCATTCAGCATTGTTGAAAGTCATATCAAGCTAATGTGCTGGTATCGCGCCGCATAAAAACGCCCTGCATGGCAGGGCTTTATTTTTACGGCAAATACCGTCATTGTAATCACCATCCATCCTGCCGCGCTGATTGGCGCGCCACCTTGTGCCAGCCACCACACAAAGCCCACCGCATGCATTAACCGCGCACCGCCGCCACCATAGGGGAACACCGTTACAGGAGATCCGCCTAATGGCTCAAGACTATCACCACGGCGTGCGCGTGCAGGAAATCAACGAAGGCACCCGCACCATCACCACTGTCAGCACCGCCATCGTCGGTATGGTCTGTACCGGTGACGACGCCGACGCAAAAGCATTCCCGTTAAACACCCCTGTGTTAATTACCGACGTCCTGACCGCCAGCGGCAAGGCCGGCGAAACCGGCACCCTCGCCCGCTCGCTGGATGCCATCGCCAATCAGGCAAAGCCCGTCACTGTTGTGGTGCGTGTCGCCCAGGGCGAAACCGAAGCCGAGACGACAACCAATATCATCGGCGGTGTGACCACCGAGGGCAAGAAAACCGGCATGAAAGCCTTGTTGGCCGCACAAAGCCAGCTTGGCGTTAAACCCCGCATTCTGGGTGTGCCGGGCCACGATAACGAGGCGGTTGCTTCCGAATTACTGGCCGTGGCGCAAAGCCTCCGCGCCTTCGCCTACCTCAGCGCCTATGGCTGTAAGACGGTATCCGAGGCGCTCGACTACCGCAAAAACTTCAGCCAGCGCGAAGCTATGTTGATTTGGCCGGACTTCCTGAGCTGGGATACCACGACCAATGCACCCGCAACCGCGTTTGCAACAGCCCGCGCGCTCGGGCTGCGCGCCAAGTTGGATCAGCAGGTCGGCTGGCACAAAACCCTGTCCAACGTCGGCGTTAACGGCGTGACCGGTATCAGCGCCGACGTCTATTGGGATTTGCAGGATACGGCCACCGATGCCAACCTGCTGAACCAAAATGACGTTACCACGCTGATCCGAAAAGACGGATTTCGCTTCTGGGGGTCGCGCACCTGCTCCGATGATCCGCTGTTCCAGTTTGAAAACTACACCCGCACCGCGCAAGTGCTGGCCGACACGATGGCCGAGGCGCAGATGTGGGCAGTAGATCAGCCGCTGCACCCTTCCCTTGCAAAAGACATTATCGAGGGCATCAACGCCAAATTCCGCGAGCTGAAAAACGGCGGTTACATCGTTGACGGGAATTGCTGGATTGATGAAGCGGCCAACCATAAGGACGTCTTGGCATCCGGCAAGCTGGTGCTGGATTACGATTACACGCCTGTGCCGCCGCTCGAAAACCTGCTGCTGCGCCAGCGCATCACCGATCAGTATCTGATGAATTTCACTCAGAACGTGAACAGTTAAGGGGGACGCGATGGCCTTACCACGCAAACTGAAGTACCTGAATCTGTTCAATGACGCCAACAGCTACCAGGGCGTTATTGAAGAAATCACCCTGCCGAAGCTGACGCGAAAGCTTGAAGCATTCCGGGGCGGCGGCATGAACGGCAGCGCCAGCGTTGATCTGGGGCTGGATGATGGCGCACTTGACGCCGAGATCACCTTAGGCGGCATTGAGGCGCAGATTTACAAGCAATGGGGTATCGCCAAAGTTGACGGCGTCCTCCTGCGCTTTGCCGGTTCGTTCCAGCGTGACGATACCGCCGAGATCATTGCCGTCGAAGTGGTCATGCGCGGGCGTTTCTCCGAGTTTGATCATGGCAACTATAAGCAGGGCGACAACACGCAGACCAAGCTGAGCGCCAAGAATACCTATTTCAAGCTGACATGGGACGGCAGCGTCCTGATGGAAATCGACACCGTGAACATGGTCGAGATCATTGATGGTGTTGACCGCCTGGCGGAACACCGCCGCGCCATCGGTTTGTAATCGCCTGCTGACAGGTATTTCATGCGGCCCGCAGGGGCCGCCTAAACAGCATCAATCATTAGGATAACGTGATGAAAGAAAAACAGACGACAGACGGCGCAGAACTGGCGACCAACCAGCCGATCATCCTGGACGTTCCTATCGTGCGCGGCACCACGCAGATCACCGAAGTGACCGTCAACAAGCCGAATTCCGGCGCGCTGCGCGGCACCCGTTTGCAGGCGCTGATCGAAACCGACGTCGATTCCCTGATCAAGGTATTGCCGCGCATCACCACGCCGAACCTGACGGCGGCCGAGGTTGCCAACCTCGATCCGGCAGACCTTTATCAGCTGTCGCAAGCTGTGGCGATTTTTTTCTTACCGAATTCGGTCAGGTTAGATTTCCTGAACAGCTGACAGTAGAAGATCTGACGGCGGATATTGCCGCCGTCTTCCATTGGCCGCCGACCGTCACCGACTCAATGCCGCTGGCCGAGCTGCTGGAGTGGCGGCATAAAGCCATAATCCGCAGTGGGGCAAGTGATGAGTGACAAAAACCTCCGATTGCAGGTTTTACTGAGCGCGGTCGATAAAGTCACCCGCCCGTTTAAATCCATGCAGGCCAGCAATAAAGCGCTGGCCGCTTCTGTTAAAGCCACCAAAGACCAATTAAAACAGCTGGATAATCAGGCTGGGAAAATTGACGGTTTCCGTAAGACAAAAGCCCAGGTAGCCGCCGCCGCGCAGGCGCTAAGCACTGCCCGCGATAGAGCGCGCAGCCTGGCTATCGCCATGAAATCAACGGAAACCCCGACAGCCAGGCAGGCGCGCCAATTTCAGAAAGCCAGGGAGGAAGCGGCCCGCCTTCAGCAAAAATATTCCGATCTCCGGCTGTCACTGCAAAACCAGCGCACCGCACTGCAAAACAGCGGCATGGCGACTAATCGCCTGGTTGAGGCCCAGCGATCGCTGCGCGCCAATATCAGCGGGACAACCGGCGCACTTGCAGCACAGCAGCGAAGACTTGAGCAGCAGGCCCAGCAGCAAAAACGGCTGAATGCTGCGCGCCATCAATTCGACGAGAGTAATCAGCGAAAAGTTATGGCTGCCGGGGTAGGTTACACCTCGATGGCCACCGGGCGCGCGATGGGCCGCGGGCTGGCCAATGCCTTGCACGTCGGTTATGACTTTGACGCGATGATGAGCAAAACACAGGCTGTAACGCGTATCCCGTCCAAGTCAGATCCCGCAATGATGGCTATGCGCCATCAGGCGAGAACCCTGCCGCTATCGTCAAAATTTACCGATCTCCAGGTTGCCGAGGGGCAATACTTCCTCGGGAGGACGGGTTATTCTCCGGAGCAGGTATTGAAAGCCATGCCGGGGATGCTGAATCTGGCATCGGCCGGCGACATTGACCTGGGCACGACAGCCGATATTGCGTCAAACATTCAAACCGCGATGGGGATCCCAGCGGAAAAAATGGACAGAGTGGCGGATGTGCTTACCGCGCTGTTCACACGGAACAACGTTGATATTCCGATGCTGGGCGAGTCATTGAAATATTCCGCCGGCGTCGGCCGCGAATATGGGCAAAGCCTGGAAACCGTTTCAGCCGCCACGGCGATCATGGGGAACGCGGGCATTCAAGGTAGCCAAGCTGGTACAGCCATGCGCGCTATTCTCAGCAGAATTGGCAACAGCCCCACCGTCAGAAAACTAGGCGTCGAAACCAAAGACAAAGACGGCAATATGCGCGACCTGGTCGATATTTTGAAAGATATCGACAAGAAGACGTCAAAAATGGGGAACGTCGATCGCGGTAAGATTTTCAAAGATATTGCCGGCATGTATGCGGTCACTGGATTCGGTGAGTTGATGCGTGCGGTATCAGATGGCAAGCTGCAAAAAATGCGCGGCGCGCCGGGCGAGTATGATGGCGAGGCCGCGCGCGTCTCCGGCACCATGCTGGATAACATGAAAGGCGACATGACGATGCTGCATGCCGCCCTGGAAAATATCAGCGTTGAACTGTTTGAAAAAAACGACGCCTGGCTACGAAAAACGGCCAAAGGCATCAGCAACGTTTTGCACGGCGTTGCTGAGTTTTTAAAAGCGCACCCCAACATAAGCGCCGCCATTGTTAAGATAGGGGCAGCAGCCGCTATTGCAACGACCGTTTTCGGTACGCTGGCGATCGCCGTAGTCGGGCTGCTCGGCCCGTTTGCCCTGCTCCGGTTCAGCACCCGCATGTTAGGTATTCGCCTGCTGCCTAACCTCTCACTCAGCATGCTGAAATTCGCCAGTACGACGCCTATCACTAAAAAGCAAGTCGGGAGCTTCAGCCGTTCATTACTTGAAGCAGGGAAACGCGCGCTGACATTCTCCAAGCAAGGGTTAGGGAACGCCAGCCGCGCAGTGATGACATTTGCATCATCACCACTACAGACAGCCGCCAAGGGGATGAAAGGAGTTGGGCGCGTATTTACCTGGCTGGCAACCTCACCACTGAGATTCCTCCGCTTCGCCCTCGGCGGCTTGGCGAGTATGTTCGGCATTCTACTCAGCCCGCTGGGACTGATTGCGGCCGCGATCGTCGGCGCTGGTGTGCTGATTTACAAATACTGGAAGCCTATCAAGGCGTTTCTCGGCGGTGTTGTCGAAGGATTCAAAAGCGCCGCCGCACCGATCAAAGACGCTTTTGCACCATTGATGCCAGTATTCAACTGGATCGGCGACAAGGTTAAAGCGTTGTGGGGCTGGTTCACAGATTTGCTGACGCCAGTGAAATCGACAAAAGACAATTTGGAAAGCGCGGCATCGGCCGGGAAGACCTTCGGCGAATTTCTGGCGGCAGGCATTGAGATGGCGCTAACCCCACTGAAACTGCTGACGGACTCAATCAAGTGGGTACTGGATAAGCTGGACGAAATTAAAGTACGGTCGGCAGAAACGCGCAAACTGGCGCAGGAAAACCCGGCTGTTGCCGCCGCAGCCCGCCGCGCTGGTGTCATGATGACGCCAGGGCCGACAGGAAATTCAGCTGATGCAATACGCTATCGCTACACCGGAGAGCATGACAACGGCGGCCGTATCCCGCTGGGTAAATTCGGCATTGTCGGAGAGTATGGGCCGGAAATCGTCAGTGGGCCGGTAAACGTCACCAGCCGCCGAAACACCGCAGCAATGGCCGCCGTTGCCGCCCTGTTCATGAATGGTGCAACAGCAGCAGACGCCCCGCTACACCCACACAGCCTGGCCGGGAACCAATATCGCTCCGCCGGTAGCGCATCATATCAGCGTACCAATACGCCAATTGTCGAGATCCACGCGCCGATAACCATCAATCCGCAGCCAGGACAGAGCGCGTTGGATATCGCGCGGGAAGTTGCCAGACAACTTGACGCGAGAGAACGGCAGGCGCGCGCCAAGGTGAACAGCAGTTACAACGATTTCGAGTGAGGATAATCATTATGATGATGGCATTAGGCATGTTCGTGTTCATGCTGCAAACCGTTCCATACCAGGAATTTCAGCACCAAATGTCATGGCGACACCCGACAAACAGCCGCGTCGGGCTTCGACCGCAAAGCCAGTTCTTGGGGCCGGACGATGAAACGATCACATTGAGCGGCGTCCTATTGCCGGAACTGACCGGCGGCCGAGTGTCGCTAATGGCGATCCAGTTGATGGCGGAAACAGGCAAGGCGTGGTCGCTTATCGAAGGCAGTGGCGCGATTCATGGCATGTTCGTGATCGAGAGTCTGACCCGAAGCAAAACCGTTTTCTTTCAGGACGGATCCGCCAGGCGCATTGAGTTTACCATCACGCTGAAGCGCACGGATGAAGGGTTAAAAGATATGTTCGGCGATTTATCCCAGCAATTTGAAGACCTCGCCACTCAGGTATCTGACACTGTCGGGGGGCTTTTATCATGAGCCTACTCGACACCCTGGACAAGATCGGCGGCAGCAATACGCCGGCCTTTACGTTGAAAATCGACGGCGTCGATATTACCGGGAAGGTGAGCGAAAAACTGCTTGGCTTGACCCTGACCGATAACCGGGGCTTTGAGGCTGACCAGCTGGAGATCGAGCTTGACGACAGCGACGGCAGCCTGATGCTACCCCGTCGCGGCGTCAGCATCGCCGTGGCTATCGGCTGGAAAGATACCGGCACGATCGACAAAGGGCTGTTTGTGGTGGATGAAATAGGGCATTCCGGCGCGCCGGATAAGTTGACGATCACGGCACGCAGCGCTGATTTTCGACAAACGCTAAACGTACAGCGCGACAACTCCTATCACAAGAAAACCCTGGGCGATATCGTGAAAACCGTCGCCACTCGCAACAAGCTAACGCCGGTCATCAATAAAAATATGGCTGATATAGCGATTCCTCACATCGACCAGACCAACGAGTCGGACGGGAGTTTCATCACCCGCATAGCGAAAGAAAATGGCGCAGTGGCCGCTGTTAAGAACGGTAATCTGCTGTTCTTCAAACAAGGCCAAAATCAGACCGTCAACGGCAAACAGATCCCAGAAATGCTAATCAATCGCCAGTTGGGCGACAGTCATCAATTCACGTTGACCGATCGCGGGGCATATACGGGCGTGGTAGCGAACTGGTTAAACACTCGCGCCGCGAAAAGCGAGCCGGTCAAGGTCAAGCGCCGCCGCAAGAAAAAGCCAATGGTTGAGGAAGAAAAACAGGGGGAATATTTAGTCGGCAGCGATGAAAACGTCCTGGTGTTACGCCATACCTACGCAACAAAATACAATGCCCAGCGCGCGGCAAAGGCCAATTGGGAACGGATACAGCGCGGCGTCGCCACTTTCTCGATCCAGCTGGCGCGCGGCCGTGCAGAGCTTTACCCGGAAGCGCCCGTCACAGTCAAAGGCTTTAAGCGTGAGATCGACGAAGCAAAGTGGACGCTGGTCACAGTAACGCACAGTTTGAACGGCAGCGGGTTTACGACGTCGCTGGATCTTGAGGTAAAAATCGACGAGCTGGAAATGGAATAA